AAAGAGTCAAGAAAGGCTTTAGCAAACCATATATCTGATCTTAGAGAAGAAATGACTGTCATCGGAAGCTTTGATTACTCGAAAACTAAGGTTGACTCAAGCCCGAAGAACATGCAGGAAGAGAGAATCATCAGATTAAGCGAAATGATAGACAAGTACGAAGAAGAAATCTCTAAAGATGCAAAACTTGTCTTGGAAGCCGAAACAAGAATCAAAACATTATCCCGGAGCCAATACGCACAGGTCTTAAGGTACCGTTACCTTGACGATGAATACAGATGTTGGGAATGGATTGGCATGACGATGGGATATGCTGCGGATGCAGCAAGGAGAATCCACAGAGAAGCCTTAACGGAGTTTGAAGAAAAATATCTGAACAATTAGTACGGTTTTGTCCGTTTTTATCCGTCCTGGATGTGTTAATCTATATTTGTAGAATTCGGGTGATCTTCTCGAACTTAAATTCTCCAGGACGGGCACTGACGGGCAATCGGTGCCTGTTTTATTTTAGGAGAACGACATGCTATTATCAATAATTATTCCGGCATTCAATGCCGAACCATATTTAAAAAGCCTCTTAAATCGTTTAAAAGGACAATTAAACGATAAAGTTGAGATAATCGTCATAGACGATGGCTCAAAAGTGCCCGTAAAAGTTCCGTCAGGGATTATCCTTGAGAGACAGGAGAACAAAGGAGCTGCAGCGGCCCGGAATAAAGGAATCGATATTGCCAAGGGAGAATATATCTCCTTTATCGATGCAGACGACATGGTGAGAGAAGATTACATTCCGAAGATCCTTGAAGCCATAAAGGATAAACCCGATTATATTTACTTATCCTGGGAGACGTTCGGTGGCGGATGGGATTGTAAAGTCAAATTAAAGAGTGTAAGCGATAAATTTCCGCCATTTAATCTTTGCTGTTGGAGCAGAATCTACAGAAGAGACATGATCGGAAAAGTTCGTTTCAACGAAAAGAAAGCTGTCGCAGAAGATGCACAGTTCATCAGAGAGGTTAAGGAAGAAGGAAAAAAGAAAGCCTTCATCCCGGACAGCATCTATTTTTACAGAACGGACAATAAGAACTCACTCACAAAGCAAATGTCAAAAGGCTTGCTTGACATGAAGCGCATCGTTTATTATTTCCCAACGGTCACAAAAGACATGGAATGGCTCATTGAAGAAGCCAAGAAGGAAAACGAAACAGCCGAAGTCATAGTCATGACAAACAGGAACGACCTGCCAAAGCTTAGAGAATATGCAATGGTGATTCCGCCACAGCAAATAAAAGGAACGGAATTAAGAGGTCAGAGCACAAGCCTTTACAAGAAAATACCACAGCCGATTAAAACGCAGGTTGTGATTTATATAAAAAATGCTCATGACATAGGCGGAGTCGAAACCTGGATATACAACTTCTGCATGCAGATGTATAAGCTCTACGACATAATGGTTATCTATGACGACCATTTCGGAACAAAGCAGATAGAACGACTCGCACCGTTCGTGATGATACATAAGAACATGGGACGGCAAATCCTTTGCGACACGTTATTAAACATGCGCATCACGGATGCCATTCCTGAAAACATAAATGCCAAAGAAATCATTCAGGTGTGTCACACATGCCAAATGAAAGAAAATTACAAGATACAAAAAGAGTACGACAAGATAGTTTTTGTATCAAAGGCAGCAGCTGAATCCTTTGAGAGCCAAGTCGGAAAAAAATACAAGGTCGTTCCGAACATGACTTACCCAAAAGACGAAAAGAAGATTTTAAAACTTGTCAGCGCAACACGGCTCACTTACGAGAAGGGCGAAGACAGGATATACAAGATGGCAGCAGGCCTTAAAGAAAATAACATTCCGTTCATTTGGATGATATTTGCAGACAGACCTTTGAAGAAAAAGATAGATGGCATAATCGAGATGCCTCAGACCTTGGAATTAAAAAGCTTTATTAAAGATGCCGACTATTTGGTCCAGTTATCAGACATTGAAGCCTTTTGTTATTCCATCGTTGAAGCCTTAGAACTTAACACACCTGTAATTACAACACCGATTAAGGTCTTAAGCGAATTAGGTTTTAAGGACGGCAAGAACGGTTACACAATACCGTTTAATCTTTCCAAGGTTGATTACAACAAGATATATAACAACATTCCGAAGTTTGTATATAAGTATGACAATGACAAGATTGTCAAACAGTGGCAGAAGCTTTTAGGCGACAGTAAACCGACTGGAACCTATCAAAGCAATTCAGAAACCACAACAATGAAAATTCGAATCATCGAAGATTACGGAGACGTTGAACTCGGACGTAATGTCACGGCAGGCGAAGTGCTTGTCATGAGAACACCGAGAGCACAGACAATAATCGCAGCAGGCAAAGCCGAGGTTTATATCTGATGGCACGAAACTTCGCAAAAGCTTTTTACAATTCTAAAGAGTGGGAAACTACAAGGAAATCTGTCTTGATGCGAGACAGGTTTCTTTGCGTTAAGTGCGGAAGACCTGCAGAGGAAGTACATCACAAAAAACACATAACACCTGAGAACATCGGAGATCCTTCAATCACTCTCAACATGGACAACCTTGAGAGCTTGTGTAAGGACTGTCACTTCAATGAACACAGAGGCGAACACGCAAAAGGATTGTCGACAAACGACGAATACGGTTACGAGTTCGACGAGAATGGGTATTTACAGAAAGTTGCACCGGTGCAACTAATCCCCCCGTTGATTTAGAAAAAATTTTTCCTAAGGAGACCGTTGGGGCGGACCTTTCTCGAACTGACTGAAACAGGTGTGAAGGGTGTAGGTTTTTACTAAATTTTTAAAAAACATAAAGATGTAGCAAAAATTTAATAAAGGAGCGAAAGTCGATGAAAAAACAAAAATTTTCGGCAAAAAAAGAATTAAAAAAGCTGAAAAATATTGTTGCACAACTTCCTGATGACCTTGCCCAAATCACCGAAGGTTTGGTCGACGATGCTTCATTCATGGCTGAGCAGTTGGAGAAGCTGCGAAAGCATATTGAAGAGTTCGGATGGTCAGAAGAATATCAGAACGGAGCCAATCAGCACGGAAAGAAAAATTCCGTTGAGGCTGATTGCTATATCAAGTTACAAAAGAGTTATGCAGCAGTCATAAAACAGCTAACAGACTTAATGCCCAGAGCAACAGAGACACCGGCGGCCGCCTCTGAGATTATCGATTTCCTGGGCAATAGGAAAAAATGAATTATCCTAAGTTATACTTAGAGGCCATAAAAAACGGAGAAGAAGTAGTCTCCGAGAAAGTTCGTGTAGTATACGAACGAGAAGTAGGATGGATGGACAATCCGCCGGATGACTTCCCTTACTATTTCGACGAAGAAGAAGGCGAAAGGCACATCGAGTTTGTCGAGAAGTTCTGCAAACACTCAAAAGGCAAGTTTGCAGGAAAGAATCTCAAGCTTGAACTGTTCCAAAAAGCCAAGTTTCAACTGGTTCACGGTTGGCGACATAAAGAAACGGGCTTTCGACGAATCAGAGAGGTTGTCGATGTCAGAGCCCGTAAATGTGGCAAGTCCACAGAGACGGCAGCGGAAGAGTGGGATGCACTCTTAAACGATGCGGAAGCAGGCCCGGAAGTTTACTGTACAGCCAACAAGAAAGATCAGGCAAATCTTATTTACTCGGAATGCGTAAACATGAGAACGCAGTCGCCGAGTCTTAAGGCTATAACAAAAAAGCGGCAATCCGACATTTACTGTCCCATGAACATGGGCTTCATTAAATGCCTGGCATCAGATACATCGACGATGGACGGTTTAAACCCGTCCTTTTTTAGTCTTGACGAATGGCACGCAATGAAAAACAGTGCCTTGTTTGACGTAATGATTCAAGGACAATCGATGCGTGAACAACCTTTAGCATGGTTGATCTCAACCAACGGCTTTGTTCGTGAAGGCTTTTTCGATTCGCATTATGCTTATGCTTCACAGGTTGCCCTTTGGATTATACAGGATTATACAATTTTACCTTTGATTTACGAGCTTAATCGCCGTGAAGACTGGTCAAATCCTGCACATTGGCCCGAAGCCAATCCGGGACTTGGAAGTATTAAGTCGTATAAAACACTTGAAGGATTTGTCGAGAGAGCGAAAAACGATCCTTCGTTCCTTCCAACTCTCCTGACGAAAGACTTTAATCTTCCTGCTACAGAATTTGCTTCATGGCTGGCGTTTGATGAACTGGTCAACGAAGAAACATTCGACATGGCAGCAGTCGAACACTCCTATGCAATAGGCGGATGCGACTTGTCAGCTGTCGGAGACTTAACCTGCGGTTCACTCATAGTCAGAAAGCCTGATGACAACAAAATCTACGTTTTACAGATGTATTTCATCCCTCAGGCAAAGATCGATTTGTTGGAAAAGACAAAATCGAAGGAAGCTCCTTACAAATTATGGGCGGAGCAGGGTTGGTTAAGAATATGTGAAGGAGCCCAGGTTGATTACTCAAAAGTGACCGAATGGTTCATAGAAATGGTCGAGAAACACGACATTAGACCGCTTTGGGTATGTTACGATAGAGCGCTTTCGGGTTATTGGGTACCCGAAATGGAAAACTACGGCTTCGACATGGAAAAAGAAGCACAGGGACCGTTCACATGGAATCAGCCGATGCGAGAAATGCAGGCTGCGTTTCATGAACACAGAGTCGTTTACAACAATAATCCGATTCTCAGATGGTGCCTTGCAAATACAGCTAAAAAGAGCACTAAGTCAGACAGTATAGAAATGATTCAGCCCGTCAAGATTCAGACGGGAAGACGAATTGACGGCATGGTATCTCTCCTAAATGCTTGGGTAGGATACGTCAAACACTATGACGAGTACATGCCGTATGTGAGGTAAAAATGAAAGCACAGAAAAGAAACATTCTTTCACAGATCTTCGGAGCATTCCGAAAAGACCAGGCAAAAACCTATACGCAGTTTAACGAGCTCGGAACTTTCAAAAGCTATTTTGGAGCATTCGGAAACAACATTTACGCAAGTGATGATGTAAGAACGTGTGTCAGAACCCTTTCGGAGCACACTTCCAAGGCTAATCCGAGATGCAACAATAAGAAAATCGAAAGACTCTTGTCTATCCGTCCCAATCAGTACATGAACGGAAAAGACATGTTGGCCAAGCTCAGAAACTTCCTTGAAATCAAAAACACTTCTTTTCTTTTTATTCAGAGAAAAGGAAACGAGGTAATAGGCTTTTACCCGGTACCGTATGCGGAGTTTGAACCGCTTGAATACATGGGAGACATCTACATTCAGTTCTATTTTAACGGAACTGAAACGCAGAGCTACGTTTTACCCTGGGAAGACCTCGCAGTCTTAAGAAAAGACTATGTATTTTCGGATTTTGCAGGCGAAGGCAACGAACCCTTGCTTCCAACACTGGATGTTATAAAGACCTTAGACACCGGCACAGCAAATGCCATTAAGTCGACAGCCAACTTAAGAGGAATATTAAAATCCACAAAGGGCATGCTTGATCCTAACAAAGTCAAGGAATCAAAAGACCGTTTCGTTCAGGACTACATGAACATCAACAACGAAGGCGGAATCGCAGCCCTTGACGGAACAATGGAATTTCAGGAAATCAACCTGAAACCTACAATAGCCAATGCCGATGATAAAAAAACTTACACCGAGAAGGTTTACAAATACTTTGGTGTAAGTGAAAACATCATCATGTCAAAATACACGGAATCTGAATACGATGCGTTCTACGAGTCAAGAATAGAACCGTTCCTGGTTGCCTTGTCCTTAGAACTTACCGGCAAGATTTTTACCGACAGAGAAATCTCACACGGTAATTTGGTTTACTACGAATCAAACCGTCTGCAGTTTGCATCTGCCAAAACAAAAATCTCAATGGTGGCACTCGTAGACAGAGGCCTCATGACTCCGAACGAATACAGAGCCTTATTCAATTTGGCACCGTATGAAGGCGGAGACGAATTTGTATTAAGACTCGACACGGCAAAAACAGGGGATTCAACAGATCCTCAGGAAGGAGAGAAACCAAATGAAGAGGGAGAATAGAGAGTACAGAACATTTACGGGCTCTTTTGAAGTAAGAGCAGCCGATGATAAAGAATCGTTTATCGTTGAAGGCTACGCAACAACCTATGAACCTTATGTTCTTTGGGAAGACGACGGCATTGAGTATAAAGAACAGGTATTACCCGAAGCTTTTGACTCTAATACCGACATGTCGGATGTAATTTTCGTCAGAGATCATGAAGGAACGGTATTTGCAAGAACGAAAAACGATTCACTCATTCTTACACCTGATGAAAAGGGCTTGAAGATCAGAGCCGACTTATCAAAGACGGCATCCGCAAGAGAAATGTTCGAAGAGATAAAGGCAGGAATGTACACTCAGATGTCATTCGCATTCATCGTTGATGACGACGAGTATGATTCCAGAAGCCACACGAGAATTATCAGGCATCTTAAAAAGTTGTTTGATGTTTCAGCGGTATCTTTCCCGGCAAATCCGGGCACAGATATATCACCTGCTACACGTTCCCGTTTTGATGGATTTATCGAAGCGGAAAAGGCGGAGAGACTCGAACGTGAAAAGAGGTTGAATTTGTTAAAAGCAAAGTATGAGTACATGAAGGGAGAAATCAAATGAACTTAGAGCAGATTGAAGCAAGAATGGCTGAACTTGATGCACTCGTTGCTGATACACAGGACGAGGAAGCAGTAAAGAAAGCCATCGAAGAAAGAAAACAGCTTGAAGCTGAAAAGGCAAAACTTCTCGCCGAAGAAGAAGAAAAGAAAAACCAGGCAGCAGAAGCAGAAAAGAGAGCAGCAAACGCAGCACTTCTTTCCGGCAAT